AATGCGGCTAGTCTGAGCTTTCTTGGCTTGCTCAATAGCTTCTGCCGATTGCAACACCAACCCATTCTTTAACCCAGCGTACCGCTTTTTGTAAACAACCAAGGCCTCAGCATACAACTGTGGTAAATCGTTGGTAAGCGTTGGCACGTCAATATCGTACACCTCCACTGGCCATATCCGGCGGTTACCCGTAACGCTATTCAAAAATTGGTTCTCGTTTGTTGTGCCCATAAACACACACTGGCGTGGAACATCCTCGGTCAACTTCGCATACGCCAATCGCGCTCGGTCAACCTCCCGAGATATAAACGCCTTAACACTCGCCACTGTATTCGATCGGCTCATGAACGCATTAAGCTCTGAATCCTCCACGATCAGCTTCCCTTTAATCTGCTGAATAGCGTCACCAGTCTTGTTAATATCGCCCAGCGAATCCGTGAACCAACTGTTAAACACCGACAATGCCTTAATCGCTGTTGACTTCCCTTGCTCCTCCGGCCCAACCAACACAACCATGTGATCATACTTGCAGCCCGGCTCATAAATCCGTTTCACAATCGCACACATCAATACCTCGCCAACCTCACGGTTAAACGCTGTGTCTTCGGCATTGCAATATTTTGGGAACAAACTGCGTACCCGCTCGACACCATCCCACTCGGGCAACTCACTAAACCATTTTTTAACTGGGTGAAAACTCTGTTCAAAGCCAACAGTCCGAGCCGCTTGGTATATCTGGTTAACCAACGGGTCAAACTCCATGTCATTAAACAACGTTTTGATCGACAACAAATCGTCGTCCGTCACCGCAATGCCATTGGGCATACAATCCGCTTTATCAAATGCGTGCCAACTACATGGGGCCAACCACACAGTCTCACGGCTCCACTCATTGTAGCCCAACTTGCCCTTAAACTCTTTCATGTTTTTTAAAAATATGGCGCAATTTCGGACACAAAAATTTTGAGAACTCACGGTGCCATGTTTGGTTTTGTGTAGCTTATCATGCCACGGGCATACCTCAGCAAACTGAGCGTCCGCTTGCTCTTGGGGAAGCACGTCATTAAGCCCTTGGCCGGGAGAACAGCCAGAATCTATAGGGCCAAGGGCTTTCAGTGCTTCCTCAACAGCATGGGAGCCTATCTTATTTTGCCGAGTACCCAATGCGCTTATAATCGTGGTAGCCATCTCATAAGTCGACAATGGAGGCACAAAACACTCCGCATCCACCACAATACCAAGTACCACTTCGGGCGACAACCCTAAATCGTAGCCCCGACACGCCATTTTATACAACTCCATATTGCGCTCACCCTCATAAAGAACGCCCATCTGTTTAACGTAGCCGGTAAACAACAGCTTATCCATTTTATGGTCAGTAAAATAACCAGTGCCACCACACGACTCGGCCTCTTTTTGCTCTAATAAAAGGTGTAGCCCCTCCGGTATCTCGACAATATTTGAGAATTTATTTGGCGCACGTCCGTCTAGTCTGTACGTGCCGGAGTCTGTTTCGCTGTTGGGTATCAATACTTGGTGGCCGTCTCTTAGAAAGTCCAACCCTTCGTAAGCTGCCAAGTTTTTTTTGTAGCTCACGCCGCTCTGGAAGATTTTGTAGTACAAATGTAAGCCACCAGTAGGCGTCCGCACCATGACGCCAGCGTTTGCTAGAAAATCAAACTCAAGATCGTCAGTTAGCCGTTGCAGGCCAGCCAGCCCGTCAATCTCTGGCCGCACGTCCACGTCTATAACTATATAAGGCTCACGAATCACCCAACCTGCTGAGCTCGTTGTGTAATAGTCGGCGTCAAAGGCCTCTGGAAGCTCTAACTGCGTCCAGTTTTTAACCATGGGTACCTTGCCCTTAAGAGGCATGGTTATAAGTCCATTGTCATAAAAAGTTTTAGCGGTTTTTAGTAATGCCGCACTCGGCTTTAATCGGGTCATTGGCTGTTCTCCTGATTTTATATTGATAAAGTAATCTAACTATAAACGACTTAGTCTTTCTTGTAAAGCGTTTTATAATAGTCAAATAATAAAGGTTTTGCAGGCTTGTTTTTTTTAGTGTATAGTTTTTCCTGCTCTTCCTGAGCTCTTATGTTCATAACATTATTAGCTTCAACGCGTCCGGGGTTGTTGTCCGCAGTCGCATTTGATTGGTACCGCAGCCAATACGCATTGTGTTCTCGCATAAACGACGATAGGGAATTAAACATTATAATTTACATTATATCACAACACCGGCTACCACTACTCGACACGCTAGAAACCATCCATATCGGCGGGATAGGGTTTGAATTGCTTTGCGACACCGTTCTCTCAACAAGGCCTTTGTAATCGTCTATAACTTGCCAAACCCAGTCGCTTTCTTCCGGCATAAGGTTTTCGTTATTGATAAACAGACTTTCAATGCGTTCAGACGCGCTAATCTCGCAAGGCGTTCTATCAAGCCATACATGCCAGTGATATTTGGCGTGATTAAGCAGTTCGATCAAAATATTTTGGTTTAAGATTAATTCTTTTTTTAAACGCAAGATTTTGATGTAGTCAACTTTAATTTCTTTAATGGCCCTACAAACATCTCGTCTTAAATGCTCGGGGACGTAAACAAGCCGATTGTTTACATATACCGGAACCTCTGGGCTGCGCTGAGCCACGAGCGATATTGTGCTTGATGATGCTTGTGATCGTGGCGTTGGGGGCGGGGACGCCTTAGGGGAAGCCGGTGGTGTGGGGACATTAAGACTGTTTATCATGAACCGGTACGCCTAAAAGCCATAATAACCGCCTCTCACTTATCAACTTTGTCGGTAACGGAATTTCAAGCGGGTGTGGGGCAGCAACTTCTTTGTATTGAATTTCTGGAATGGAATCTAGAAAGCTCACCCTTGCGTTTTTATCATACGTGTAGGGGAATTTGGGCGGGTTATACCGTGGCTTTGGCTTCGGTTTCTCTTGCGCTTCCCGTTTGTACTGCTCTCTCATGCTTGTGTATTTACCAATTCCCGGCTTTATATTATTTGCGCTCATTGTTTTGCTCCAATTTTGTTATCATATCGCCCATTAAATTCCTAATTAATACCATGAATTCCTGCTGATAACAAGTAGCCCCTGCTATCTTTTTTGACAGAATCGTGTCAATCTCTGTGTCAGCTTCATAAACTTGGGCCACTACCATAGCCATGAAAGTTGACAACGCCCACGTGACCGTCACGCCCTTGTCTTTGCAATAGGCTTTAAATAGTCGTGCCACTACTTCTTCTGTTCTGAATGTAACCATGTGTTGTTTGTCCATTGTTTTGTCTCCTTATAGTCTTGCTTTTTGAAAATGATAGGAAAAATATCGCGCGATAAATTTCCGGGGGAATAAGTAGCCATACCGGCCAAGAATCTCTTGATTGAACTCTTTGGCCTGTTGCTCGCTTACATTAGCTGGCAAGCTTTCGCTTGCGTCTAAAATTAAAAACTGGTCAAAAAGACTGTCCGGGTAATTGTAATGTGTTGGTCTTGTAAAACTCGTAAAATCCGTTTGGACACCGATAGACTGTGTTGTGGCCTGATCGAAATCGGTTTGTGTCGATTGGTCTCTGGTCGCTTTAACCCGCTTAACCTCAATAGAGACCTTTGGTGGGGCCATATCTACACCATGCACAGCCAAATCCAAGGGACTGACTATGTACGGGCCGTGTATGCTGTCTAAGTGATGGCATTCAATCGCAAGCATCGGCCTTGTTTGCGTTTGAGTTTGCGATTCGATTTTCGCTTGTTTTTTCGTGAAGATTCCTGAAATCATTGTTTTACCTCCGCATTGTCAAACGCATTAACCCTTGCGTCGTCGTATGCCCAAACCTCCACATTTTCGAACGCATAAATCTCCACCTTGTCGTGCGCAGAGACCTCCGCCTCGTCGAACGCCACAACCCGTGCACTTTGATACGCATCAACCCGAGCATACCCCAACGCATAAACCTTCGCATTGTCGTGCGAAAAAACCCGAGCATTCCCTTCCGCACAAACCCTCACTTTGTCGCGCGCATGAACCACCGCATTTTCATAAGCGTCAACTTTCGCATTGTCGTGCGCAATAACATGCACATTGTCGCAAGCGCAAACCTCCGAATCCCCAAACGCTTTAATTTGTGACTTGCCAAAAACGTACCAAATGCCCTCACGAATAATAGCTTGGCCATCCTCGTCAACCTCAAAATCAGTAACCGGCTGTGTTTTTCCTACATCCAAATAAATCTCTTGTTTAATCATTGTTTTACCTCCTAGTTTTTAAATTTTGCCATGTCGCCCTTGTAATCTAAGGTAATTGTTGCGCCTGGGCGGGCATTCTTGACCAAAATCGTACCAGCCTCAATGGCTGCGTCAATCTGTGCCTTTCCCTCAGAAACATTGTGGCCGTACTGTACTAAAAAATCGCACACCAAGTCAACAGACCGTACACCTGTACACCATTTGAACGGTAACACTGCCGGGCCCTTGTGTATCTGTACCGCTACTAGATCAAGCCCAATAAATAAATAAGCTGCCCGAGTTGTGTGTATCTCTAACGCATTGGGTACTACTTTGGCCCTGGATGCTCCAGGGCTTTTGAGTTTAGGTATTTTTAATGTTAGTGTCATTTGTTTAATTCCTTTCTTAACTCATCACTTGCATAATTCAACGCATACTCATCTTGTTTAATTGCTTCCCGCACTATCTCACGATCAGCCCGCAATACATCACTAGCATAATACAATGCCCGCCCGTCCTGTTTTATTGCTTCCATAACAACATCCCGATCAGCTTTCAATACATCACTAGCGTAATACAACGCCAAGCCATTCTGCTTTACTGCTTCCAGTACAAATTCACGATCAGCCCGCAATGCCTCACTAGCATAATACAACGCATACCCATACTGCTTTATTGCTTCCAACACTACATCCCGATCGTTCCGCAATTCCTCACTAGCATAACACAACACATACCCATTCTGTTTTACGGCTTCCATTACTTCACTTTTTGTGCTTTTTTCGTTTATCATTTTTGTTGACTCCCTATTTACCGAATGCGTACCGGCATGATAACAGCCGTTTCTGTTTCACTTAACATAAACCGTGCCGCTTGCTGGCCCTTGAATTCAGCTGACGTGCACACCTTGACAGCTTGCCGGCCGTTAAAGGCTTGTTCAATCATCTTTTTGTTGAACCGGCACTTCTGGCCGAACAATTCCAGATCAAAAAATTGATTGTCCTCAACGGTACATTTTGAAACATCAAACGTATCCGTTAGCGGGTACTCAGCTTCAACAAGCATTTTTAACATGTGATCAACCGGTAAATCGTTGCGCTTTTCAATAGCTAAAATGTTGCCGTTAGCGTCGATATACTGGCCCTCAAGATCAGCCGCTTGGCTGGCCGGCAATTTATAGGCATGTATTCGATAGCCGTCGCAACCGATAGCGTAGCCCCTAGCAACAACCATCTTGTCACACATGTGGTTTCTGTCACAGTTGGGATCCGTTGCCGTTGATACCCATGCCAACGGATTATTTTTCACGGCTGGCTTTGTTGTCATCGTTGAATATAGCATGGCCAGTTTTTCTCGCAAGTCAACGTCGTCTGTAGCGTTGTACAATTGCTCCAGGGTTTCTGGCGCGTCTTTCTTTGTGAATCTTACGCTTGAATCGCATTTTAAGTTGTAAGCATGTGTCTGTATATTCATTTTGTTATCCTCCAATTTATTAATTTAAATAATACCCAGCGGTAGCCATTGCGTCACTTATAGTGTCAAAATCGCCGTCACTATACACTAAGCCAGTGTTATCAAACACTTTAAGCCATACACGGCCGTTGATTTTAGATATTTTTATCATTGTTCTAATTCCTTTTTAAATTGTTTGAATTCTTGTTTAAATAACTTTTTTGCTTCCGTTAACGTGTAATCAATGTATAATCTTTTGAATAATTGATCTGATCTATCCTCATACTCAAAAATAGAGATATACCCGTTTGCGGTAACGTCTACTATCATTTTTACCGGATCTCATCTAGCATTGCCAACTCTTCACTACTATACAGCCTACTCAAGTTTTTGAATTCATCATAGACACGTTCATAAATCTCAAGGCCATGAATAGAGTCCTCATCATATCCGTAATTCCAACAAAACTCCTCATGACGGCCTGGATCCGTTGCCGTTAAGCAAGCCAATATGTCATATTCTGTAGGTTTTTTTCTTTCAAGTGGATAAATGGAACTACTGGCAAGCGATTGTCCAAATTCGAAGCTATATGACTGTTCCCCTTTTGTCATTTTTCTTGTTATCTTTATATAATATATATCCCTTTGTCTTTTATCGCCTTTAAAATAATAATCGTGATCAATCCATTTTATAGACATATCAGTATGAGTCACGTTTAAAAAGTTTCTGGCCATCCAGTCACACTCATCATTCAGCTTTTTGCAATACTCACTATATTTATCCATTCTCATTTACTCCATTTTAAACTATAAAACTACAATAAAACTACAACAAAACCAATAGTATCAACCGTGACCAGTGTCGTCAAATCGAAAAATCTTGATGTATGAAATCGCGCCTAGCGTCGTAATACAAAAATCGCAAAAAATAAAATGATGTATTTTAGCCTATTTTGTGTATTACAAAACCACGCCTAGCGGCTGATATACGTATTACAAAACTACGTGTAATCTTGTAATACGGTATTACAAATTTACGCTTAAGGTTGTATTACAAAAATAGGCTAAAATACATCATTTTATTTTGTATATCTAACGTTACACCTAGCGTTGTAATACACTGTTTTTTACAAATTTTTGTTTTTTTTCAATAATCGTTGTAAAACACACTAAAATAAAAATAAAAATAAAATTCCAAAAAATCACCATAACGTATTTAGTTAGTAAAATATAGATTTATATAAATAGTTAAATCTATATTGTAGTAGGTATTTGTATAGGGGGGGAGAATTTTTGGCTAAATGTCGAAAACACTTGGCGGCTTCGGGCGCTCTTTGGCTTTGTAACGCTCTGCCCGCTCTGGTAGCTGTTCGGCTTGTTGTTGTTTTCGCCGTCTCTTACACACTGGAATTGGTTGGCCGATGACGCAACAGCTAGTGATATGGCTGATACGATGTTTGTAGGCTTCCAAGGCCTTAATCATTGCTTGGGCTGCTGTCCTCGCTGGCTTCCAAGTCTGGAAACTGTCGCGGTTCTTGTAGCTGATGCGGATGAGATAGCGATATTCAGCCATATAATCAACATTATATACTATTAGCGTATGTTTTGTTATGTTAAGCGGCTAAAAGCGTAAAATGGTACAAAATTATCGCTCTGATAACTATTTGAGTGGGTTAACGTGGCTTAAAGCGGTTGGAAGATGTCTACCCCTTGCGCTTCGGATGCTGTTATTCATAGAGAGCGCAAGAAACACTGGAAATACTGGTATTGTTTGTCGTTACAGGCTTTTTTACAAAACTTTACATAATAAATATTATGCGACATAGGTCAATAATTGCTTTAGTTTACAACGAAAACGAATATCGTACGATTGTACAAACACCCCCGGGGGGGTCATATGTTCGAGGGGGTACCCGCCAAATGACTTGTCGCCATAGCGTTATCTAAACCGCCTCTGAATTTTTTGAGCTTTACGAAAAAGGGTAAAGTTTAAAACGCATCAGTAAGAGTTTAACGAAGCTAGAGGCTTGACGGAGTTTAAAGTGTATGGTACAGTGGGTTTGGTTATGGTAGTGGTGAGAACAAAAACTTTTTTCATTTTTTTCTCTGACACTCTTCTCACTCTCACAAGATTTGGAACTACAACACTTACTGCTGCCATAGCTAAAGCATGAAAGAGAGTAGTAAAAAGATAGATAAGGACGTTATGGCTCGTGTAAAAAAGAAATTTAAGGAGGCGGATAAGGACAATCCACCGGTGGAATTGGTTGCGGATAAGAGTATGCCGGTACAAATACCGGAGCATTATGCGTATACGATGGCTCAGGTTGCTTTTTTAGAGGAGTATAAGAAGACGTTGGACCCGGACAAGGCGGCGAAAGCGGCTGGGGTTGATAAGCGAGTGGCGGCGACGTGGTTGAAGAAGCCGCATATTGAGGAGGTTGTGGTTAGTATTCATAAGACGTATGTGAAGGCGGTGATGTTGGATGCTAAGATTGCGGCGGGGCAGTTTGAGGAGGTATTGCAGTCGTTGAAGGAGCGGTTTGAGGAGGGGGATTCGAGGGTGTCGGGAGCGTTGGCGAGTATGGTGAGTAATAAGATGAAGTTTACTGGCCACGGTGGTGTGGAAGATGCGGGAGGTAAAACGCAGATAAATATTAATATTGATTTAGGTTCGGTTGGTAAAGAGCAAGGAGAGATTATAGATGTCTAAGATTCAGGTTATTTGTATTGGTTGTGCGAAAGCGAATGGCGGCGTGTTGGATGAGGGTTTTGTTAATCCGCATTTGGTTTTGAGGGAGTGTGATGTTTGTGGCGAGCCGAATCCGGTGGCGAATATTATGGCGTGGAAGAATTTGAACCCGCACGATAAGGAAGCGTATCAGGCGAAGGTTGCCGCGCCCAAGCGCACACGGGCTAAAAAAACAGAAGATGCGAATAAAGAGTAAATTATTTCAGTGGTGGCTGAAGGACAAAAATATACTTGAACTGGTTGCGCGGGAGAAGTGGTTATTCGACAGTCGAATACCCGACCATTTGCGGGACAAAGTGGTATCGGCTAGTGATGACTTTTTAGTCGTACGTGCGGTGGGGGACGCTACAGTGTATCGCATTTACCCAAGGGAGGCCAATGGCACAATATCCCCGTTTGCTAAATTCAAAGAGTTTTACGTAAGGGATACGCTCCTAAGAAGCCCTAAAGATTTTCCGCCAGAAACAATAAAAGAGAAATGGGAGGAGTGGTCTTACCCAAATGAGTTTTACGCTGGGTAGAAATGAAGTTTGAATTAAATTATAAGGCTTCTCCAACGCTTTCGAAGTTTCATAACTCGGACGCTTTTTTCCGAGGGGTGAAAGGGCCGATTGGCTCTGGGAAGTCTGTGGGGATGTGTTTTGAGTTGTTTGTCGTGATGAAGAGCCAAGCGAAGTCAAGAGATGGGATTCGTCGGACTCGGCATATCGTGGTGAGAAATACCGCACCGGAGCTTGAGACGACGACGTTAAAGACTTGGCTGGATTGGTTCCCGGAGGAAGTGTTTGGGAAAGTAAACCGAAAGCCGCCGATCTCGCATCATATTAAGATTGACGATATTGAATCGGAAGTTATCTTTTTGGCACTAGACCGCCCCGAAGACGTTAAAAAATTATTGTCGTTAGAGGCTACAATGATTTGGTTTAATGAAGCTCGGTATATTTTAAAAGAGATTTTAGATGCCGCTACAGGTCGGGTGGGTCGGTATCCGTCGCACCGTGAGAAGCCCGACGGGTTTGAGGGGCAATGGCCGACACGGTTTGGCGTTATAGCGGATACTAACCCGCCCGATGATTCTAGCTGGTGGTACGATATGGCTGAGATTAAGCACCCGGACGGCTGGGTGTTTTTCGATCAACCGTCTGGGCTTAGTGAAAGCGCAGAGAATGTGGAGAATTTGCCGCCTAGTTATTATAACAACATGATGGCGGGTAAGCCACAAGAGTGGATTGATGTGTATGTGCATGGGAAGTATGGGTTTATCCAAGAAGGCAAACCGGTATATGGAGATAATTATGTGGACGCCACGCATTCAAGTGCGGATGTTAAGTATGATTCGCTATTGCCGGTGATTGTTGGGGTGGACTTTGGGCTTACCCCGTCGGCGGTTATTGCTCAGAAAGACCCATTTGGTCGCTGGCGAGTAGTGGACGAGTTTTTAACGCCCGATGGTGAGACGTGGCCGCTCCAAGACTTTGCTAGAAATCTTAATAAATATCTAACCAAGGAATACAAGCAAGCGAATATTGAGTTATGGGGTGACCCGTCTGGCGGCTTTAGGGACCAACAAGGGGTTACTGCGTTTGATCTGTTTAAAAAAGAACAGTTGTTTGTGCGTCCCGCACCATCGAATAAGTTTGAAGTCCGAAGGGAAGCGGTATTGTCGCCACTGTTGCGCTCAAGCAATGGCCTGCCGGGTATTGTGGTAAGTCGGCAAAAAGCCCCAATGGTGCGACGAGGGTTTAACGGTGGGTATCACTATAAGCGGTTGAACGTTGGGGGCGAGGCAAAGTATAAATTAGAGCCAGAAAAAAACCGGTTTAGCCACCCGCACGATGCGTTGCAGTATGCGTTATTAGGCGGTGGCGAGCATAAAACGATGCTAGGTCGAAACGAAAAAATGCAAAAGCCTACAGTCCTTCCCAAGTTTAAAATCTTTTAGTATACTATGGAAATGAAAAAAATTAAATGGTATGTGGTGTTTCGACGCATTAGCCCGACCAAACACCCAACCATGCGAATTTTAAAAAAGATTTTAAACCATAACATTCAACACGTATTTGCGTTACGGACGATCAGTCCGCACACGGTGGCAATTGATTATACAGGGTTTAATATAAACACTAAACTATATGAAAATCAAACGGCCGAAGAGGTTTTAAATTTTTATTTTAGCCGCCCAAAGTATTTAGTTGTCGAATATGAAACGACCGAAAAAGACTGTAAGTCGGGGTTTCATATTGGAAATATTATACCGGGGTGTGTTAGTATAGTGAAAATGGCGTTAGGAATAACTAATTATGCGATTACCCCTTACGAATTGTACAGATGGTTAGTGATAAATGGAGGTAAATTATGGGTGGCGGCGGACCAAAATACGACGACTCAGTACAGCGTCAGCAATTAGAAATGCAACAAGAACAGTTGAGACAGCAAGAAGAAGAAAGTCGAGCGCAACGAGAAAAAATTGCGCTTGAAAATACTACCGCTTTATTGGCGTTGCGGCGGGGAACTTTAGGGCGACGGTCGCTGTTGTCCACGTCTGAGCGAGGCGTTGTATGAACGTAAAGGAAAAGTTTTTAGCGACGTTCAAAACACTAGAATCTCGCAAGCAGCAATGGGATTCAACGTATGAAGAAGTGTATGAGTATTGTATGCCGCAACGAAATTTATTTAGCGAAGCGGTTAATGGTGCTAAACGGGATAACGCTCAAGTTGTTTTTGATTCAACCGCAGTAAACGGGACTCAAAAATTTGTGTCGAATATACAGAACGTGTTGGTGCCGCCGATGAAAAAGTGGGCTCGGTTAAAAGCGGGGATGTTTTTGAAAAATGAAGACGGGCAAGACGACCCCAAAGTGCTTAAAGAATTAGAAATTATGGAGAATCGGTTGTTTGATTGTCTTCATGCGTCGGCGTTTGACCAAGCAGTATCCGAAGCGTTATATGACGTAGCGGCTGGGACCGGCGCGTTACTAATACGCCCCGGCACAAATAGGCAACCATTACTGGTAGAAGCGGTACCGATTGCTAAGCTATACATAGCAACAGGGGCCGATAACACTGTGGATACGGTGTTTCGAAAAATGAAAGTACAATACCGAAACATTATGGACACGTGGCCGGATGCAAAGATACCAAAAGAGATGCAAGACGCCTACGCAGAAAAACCCATGGACGAGTGCGAGCTTATAGAGGGGATGTATCCCGAAGAAATCACGGCAACCTATATGGTCGATGGGGTGCAAAAAACTGAAAAGGTTATGGGGTTTAAGTATTGTATTTTGGCAACCAAAGGGAAGCATCTACTTGTGGAGCGCGACGAAGAATTCTTGCCGTGGGTGGTGTTTCGATGGTCGGTGGTTGCTGGCGAG